CACATTAAAACAGTGGATCAGTTAGCCAGAAAGAGTCATGAAATTGAACGACAGTTTGACACGTACATTAAAGAGTGTGTACCGGAAGGATTATGAGCTATGTCCGGAAATGCTAAAACGTATCGGGATTTATTTCAAGAAATATATGAAAAATATGGTATTCAAACTACAACACAATTTCACATCAATCCAGATAAACAGATAAGTGAAGAGAAATATCAAGAAGCTTTAAAAGCTTATTCAATTTTACCAGCAATATTTGATGATACCTTTGGGAGGGACGAAGATGCCTAAACACACTAAGAAACGTTCAACGATTAAACGGAAGCACCGGCGCATGAAGCAACACGCCGAAGCAAACAAAAAGCCGCCCGTTAAGGCGACCAGTCACGGGACCACTCGAATGACCGTTGTAAGTATAACATAAAAAAGCGCTGCCATCGCTGACCGCGCTACAACTAATTCCGAATAAGTTAATTATAGCATACGAAAGCGGAGGGGCGCATGATGGGCGAACAGCAAGTTATTTCAGATGAAATTTTTCCACCAATTGACCAGGAGAAAACAATTAAACAGGTGCGGCGGTTCCTGGATAAGAAGTTACCGCAAGCAGTTCGGGCGTCCGGCCATTCGGTCGCTGATCTTAAATCGCCTAGCATGGATGGCATGCCTAAGTCGGCCCCAGCTCGTAATTCGGCCGAGGATCGGATTACACGCCGCCTGTATGCAGAGCAGATTGTCCGACAGACTATTCAGGCCATGGCTCGCTGTGATCATGAGTGCCAGGAGATATTAGATCGGCTATATTTGCAAGGTTACAGTGACACGATGTGCTACATGGACATTGGCTACAGCAAGACTCAGTATTTTGACCGCTGGAAGCCATTGGCAATGCTGCAGTTTGCACAGAGCTATTACCTAGAAGACCTGAATATTTACCAAAACCGAACTCAAACCGGACTTTAACCGAACTTTTTCCGAACTCAAGCCGGACTTCATAGCAATAAATTGGTGGTAAATTAGTAGTATCGATAATTGGTTAGGGTGACAAATAAACGTTTTTCTGATAGCTCTAATTGATTATTATTGTGGCCTTAGCTCAGTTGGTAGAGCACCTGACTGTTAATAGGTTGTCGCTGGTTCGAGTCCAGCAGGCTACGTTAGACGGGCACAGATGTACAGTTTGTGTTGCCTCCTTGATTAAGTTGATATGATGGCCCGCCTATTAAGCAGATATGATCTAATTGGCAAGATGGCGGTCTCCAAAACCGTCTATGTTGGTTCAAATCCAGCTATCTGTGTAGCCGGCGGATTTATAAGGGGTGATGCGCTCCTCTCTGCCGCCGGCATTAGTCTTCGTGTTTAACGTCGGCCGTTGAATGCGAGTATCGCTGTGGGCTAATTGGTAAGCCACAATGGGATGTAGGTTCGAGTCCTACCAGCGATATTGCTATGTGATACAGCACCCAATGGGAGTTGACCGCATAACGCGTGCTTGTGGCGGAATAGGTAGACGCATAGTCAGACGCGAGTAACGGGTGTTGGTTGACAACCAGTATGTCCACACATCATGTAGGGTGCAAATCCCTGCCAAGCACATAATTGGCGCAATTAATCTGGCCACCAAATTACATGCGGAAACATGTGCGCTGTGGTAATATGATCAAACATGGTTGTAAAAATTATAATCGTTTTTCTGATAACAACTGTGTTTAGGAGCCTGACATTTAGTTGGGCTCTTTTTAGTAAAGTAAATAGTGTGTATTGCAACTCAAACAATACTAAATATAGTATGATATTAAATTGTATTGTTGAATAACGGGATCGCCATCTTATGAGACAACAATACATAAGCCTGGCTGACGTCAGGCTTCTTTAGTACATACGATTAGGAGGCAACGCAATGCAAAAAAGCTTTAATTATCAAGATGGTTTTGGTGAGGAACTAAGCCTGGCAATTAATCCATCAAGTGGTTTCTTATTGGCTACCGATGATGTTGGTGGAGACAGTGTAGCAATGTCAATTAGCTTTGATGAGTTGAGACGGCTAGCTAAGCTGATCGATGACGAGGTGCCTCATGGCAGTAATGATTCATAGTAAATACGGGTATGAGCCACCTGAATGGGTGCAGGCTGACTCCCGGCTAGATAAGTGGTACAAGGATAAGAAGCGTCGTGCAAATAAGCATGGCGCTTTTAGTTTGGATAAAAATAAGGAGGTGCAGCATGGAATTACCTGCAAATGTTCCAAAGAGTGATGAGCTAATTGAGTGCCTGCGAATGGAAAGGGTTATCGATGATTCTCTACATGAAGCAAATAAACGTCGGGCTGCTTATTATGATCAGAAAATTATGGACGAACTTTTGAAATGGTAGATAAGCTAATTCCAATTAACGGAGGTGTGGTGGTATGTAATGACAGAAAAGTATGAGCAGGCTGAACAGGACTATATGGCTGGTATGAAGTACAAGGACATTGCTACTAAGTATGATGTTAGCTTAAATACTGTCAAGTCGTGGAAGGGCCGTTATGGCTGGCAACGTGGCAGTGCTAAAAAGAATGCACCCACTAAGTCAAAAAGGGTGCACACAAAAGCCAAAAAGGGTGCACCTAAAATAATCGATGAACTAGAGGCAAACAGTGAGCTTACAGATAAGCAGAAACTGTTCTGCCTCTTTTATTTACAACGATTTAATGCAACATGGGCATATCAGCGAGTCTATAAATGTAGTTATGAGACGGCAAGAGTTGAAGGTAGTCGCACCCTCGCAAACCCTAACATAAAGAAACAGATCACTGAGCTCAAGAAGCAGCAACGTTCCGAGCTGCTGGTAACGATTGACGATATCGCTCATGAGTACGCTAAGCAAGCGTTTGCTAGCCTTGGTGATGTACTAGATTACAAGGTACACGAAGAATTAGTGACCGACACCGATGGCAATGCGTTCCTTGATACTGATGATAACCCAGTCAAAAAACACGTTGCTGATATCTACTTGAAACCGAGTGATCAGATTGATTGGTCACTGGTGCAGGATATTCATCGCGGTAAGGATGGCTTGGTGGTCAAGTTGTACGATAAGCAAAAGGCATTGGATAGCTTGTCTAAGTTGATTGGTACTGACGATGATAATGTTAATGAGCAACGGATCCGCAAGCTTAAAGCTGACGCGGATATTGCGGAGGCTAAAGCTCACATTATGAATGCCTCAACCGATAGTACTGAATCAAAAGTTTCTGAATATCTGGATAAATTGGATGACGTCCTAGGTGGTGATAGCGATGGCAATTAGTGAGCTATATACGCCGAAACAAATTCAAGTGCTGAAAACCTTGCGGCGGACGGACTGGCGACTACTGATAAACTATGGTGCTGTTCGGTCTGGTAAAACTGTCGTTGATAATGACGCCTTCTTGATGGAACTGCGGCGTGTTCGTCAGGTTGCTGACAAATTAGGGGTCAAGGAACCAATGTACATTTTAGCGGGGTATTCAAGCAAGTCGCTACAAAACAACGTATTACAGGAACTGACGAATAAATATGACATTAACTTTCAATTTGACAAACATAACTCTTTCACACTGTTTGGCGTGAAGATTGTGCAGACGTTTACCGGGTCCATTGCAGGGCTGGGTGCCATTCGTGGGATGACCTCGTTTGGGGCGTATATTAACGAAGCTAGTCTTGCTAATGAAGAGGTATTCAATGAAATCCTTAATCGGTGCTCAGCACAAGGTGCGCGAATTATTTGCGATACGAACCCAGACGTTCCGACTCACTACTTGAAAGCCAGCTATATTGATAACGATGATCCTAAAGCAGGAACCGTTAGTTTCCATTTTACAATCGATGATAATACCTTTTTGCCCCCACAATACGTTGAACATCAAAAAGCGGGTACGCCGTCCGGAGTGTTTTACGACCGTGCAATACTCGGTCTATGGGTATCTGGTGAAGGTATGGTGTATAAAGATTTTAATAAGGACGAAATGATTATTCCACGGGCTCAATTGCCAGCAGACTTAACTTACTATGCGGGAGTCGACTGGGGCTATGAACATAAAGGAACGATTGTTGTAATGGCTGATGATCGAGTTGGCAATACTTATTTGATTGAAGAACATACACGTCAGTTTGAAGAGATTGATTACTGGGTAGAGATTGCAAAAGATATTCAGCATCGCTATGGCCGAAATGTTAAGTTTTGGGCTGATAGCGCGAGACCCGAACACGTTGCACGCTTCCAACGTGAAGGGCTCAAGGCGTTCAATGCTAAAAAATCGGTTTTATCAGGAATCGAGTCGGTGGCTAAGTGCATGAAGCAAGGCCACTTTTTTGTTATCAAAGAAGCGATTGATGCCTTCTTAGATGAAATCTATCAGTATGTCTGGGATGAGGCTACGGGCTTACCCGTCAAGCTTAACGATGACGTAATGGACGCGTTACGGTATGCCGTCTATAACACACACGAACGGCTCAAGGCACGGACAATTAAGAAGCCAAAGGGATTAAGAGGATAGGAGGTGAGCGGATGCAGTATGATTTGAACAAGAAGCGCGGGTCCAACGTTGCGATTGACCGTGAATTGGCTGGCAATATTGAAAACCCTAGCTTTGATGTAATTAACTATGCTATCAATCAACAACAGCAACGTATTGACCGTTATAACATGTTGGAACACTACTATGAGGGTAATCAGCACATCTTAAGCCGAAATCTTGAGATGGCGGCTAAGTTGGATCGTGCAGATGAAAAGGTAATGACGAACCACGCCAAATACATTACTGACATGATTACCGGCTTTACAACTGGTAATCCGGTATCCATTTCACCGGCGAACGGCAAGGATATTAAAGCCATTACGGATGCTCAGGACCAAATGGATATTGATTCGCATAATACGGAGATGGAGAAAGATTTAAGCGTGTTTGGGTGTGCCTATGAGCTGCTATACATCAAAAAGGTGTCAGACGCAACTACCGAGTTGGCAATTGAAAAAATTGATCCGCGCGGCTGTGTGCTGGTAACGGATGACACGTTGGATAAAAATTCGCTGTTTGGTATTTACTACGTGGAAAAGAAGGACCTGCTTGGTAATGCTAAGGGTTATTTGATTACTGTCTATACGGCCCACTGGATTATTCAGTATCGAACCAAGACAGGACGAGTGCTATCAGATGCTAATTTGGCAAGCAAACCTAAGGCCATTCAACATTATTTTAATGGTGTCCCACTTATTGAGTATCGTAATAACGAAGAGCGTCAAGGTGATTTTGAGCAAACGATTAGCCTAATCAACGCCTATAACGAATTACAGTCAGACCGTATCACCGATAAAAAGAACTTCGTGGATGCCTTGCTGGTAGTCTATGGCTTTACCCTAGATGAGGGCGAGGACGGTGAAGGAGCTAACTTGAAGGACGGTATTCTAGAAGCGCCTGGTAAAGGCGACCAGGGTGCTAGCGTTGAATGGTTGACCAAGAGCTTTGACGAATCACAGCTACAAGTACTTGTTAAGTCGATTAAGGATGACATTCATCAAACGTCTTACGTCCCTAACATGAATGACGAAAACTTTGCAGGGACGATTAGCGGTGAAGCTATGAAATACAAGCTATTCGGTTTACTCCAATTGTTAGCGACTAAGCAGCGATACTTAACACGTGGAATTCGCCAGCGTCTACAACTGATGCAGAACATTTTAGCGTTTAAAGGCCAGTCAGTAGATGCCTCCGGAGCGACAATTAATATTGTTCCTGATATTCCAGTCAACATGGCGGATGTCATTAGCAATATCAAGAATGCTGAAGGTGTCATTCCGCAATTGGTATCACTCGGGTGGTTGCCTGGGACAAATGACCCACAAGAGTTAATTAAGATGCTGGATCAGGAAAAGGAGAAAGCACTCAAGCTACAGCAGAAAGCTATGGGCGGCGAGCCTGCCACAGATAACGAGGAGGTAACTGCGGATGATTCTGGCAACGTTTCAATTAAACAAAAAGCAGGTAGTGAGTTATCAGATAACGGGCCACGCGAATAGTGCTATTAAGGGCCATGACCTAGTTTGTGCTGCTGTTTCGGTGCTTGGCCAAGCCATCACTAATGAGCTATCTAACGCCACTATTAAAGAAAATGGTGGCTTGTTTATTAGATTGATTGAGCCCAGTGCTGATAACAAAGTTCTGTGTGAGACCTTATTACACGGACTACAAGATATTTCAGCACAATATCCTCAGAATTTGCAAGTGGTGGTGAAGGGTAATTAACTCAGAATTGAATAAAATCATTAAAACGATTGGTGTATTTGTGATCGTGATAATTAAAATGCTTGGATTAGTTTCGCTTGGATGGAAGCCAATTACAGGCATTTTAATTTTGCTGTATTTGATTTTATAAGCTCGGAGGTGTAGGAGTGGCGGATGACAAACGCAAGTTAAGTTACTGGCAACTGCGAGCCGTTCAGAGCGAACAGAAATCACATGATGCTGCAACCAAACAAGCGACTATCATTGCAAGGGCGTACATGCGTGCTCAGAACTATTTGACTGGTGAGGTATCACAGATATACAAACGATATTTTACGGACGGTAAAGCGACGGAGGCCGAGGCACAACAGATTTTAAACACCAATGTTAGTCCGACTGAGTTAGTAACGTTACAGGCCCTGGCTGATAATGTCAGTGATAAGGAGTCAAAGAAGCAAGTGACTAACTACTTATCACAGATGGCAGCTAAGGGCCGTATTACCAGATTGGAAGAGCTCAAGGCTAAGAGCTACATTGCGGTGAAACAAGCGGCATCTGTTGAGATTGAGAAGTCCACGAACCTTTATACCAAGGTAATTCAAGAAGCACTTGATCAGGCAACTAACGAGAGTATTATAGGTGACTTTGATAAAGACGTCATTCTTCCGGGCGTGAGCGCTGATAGTCAGCCTAAAATGCACACTAGAACTATCTTTGACCCTAAAACGGGTAAAGAGATGGTAACAGTTAAAGTGAACCCAGACGAACCAATAACACGGTTTAAAGAGTTGTCAGGGAAGTACGTTAAGGCTATATTAGATGCGCCGTTTAAAGGCAAGAACTACTCTAAACGGATTTGGCATAACACGGACCAACTAGCCGACCGACTCAGTGAACTATTCACGGCTCAGCAGATGAGTGGTATGCGTGAGCGTGACATGGTACAAGCTTTAGCTAAGGAGTTTGGAACTAGCAGTTACAATACGCGACGATTGATTAGAACAGAAGCCAACTACTTTCATAATCAAACGAAGCTCAATGAATGGAAACGACGCGGGGTTAAAAAGTACCAACTGGTTGCCGTGCTGGATATGCGGACTTCAAAAATCTGTCGTAGTATTGACGGCCGTGTATTTAACGTAGATGAAGCGGAAGTGAATGTTAATTTTCCGCCGTTACATCCATTTTGCCGAACTGTCGCAATCATCTATTTGTCAGATAGCCAGTACATGATGCAACGGACAGCGAATGATCCAATTACTGGTGAAAAGCTCAAGCTGAAGCCGGATGCTACTTATCAGGATTGGCGCCAGGCAGTAATCTTAAAGCATGGTCCGCAGGCTTTCGATAGTTTAGATAATCGGGTTGGCAATCGTCGGTATGATACTACCCAGTATGATGAATACAAACGGATTTTAGGTGGAGATAACGTACCCGAAACATTCGAAGATTTTCAAACGATGAAGTATAATGACAGTGATAGTTATCAGAACCTGTTGAAAGTAGCGCGCGAGGTTCGGCGCGAACAATTTGCGTTGAACAATGTACACAATTTTGGTGAAGTGCACGGTGTTCCGTATCAACAGGAAGCCAACTCAGTTTTTGACCGTTATGTCGATGGACAACTAGTTACACGAAGATATTATGGTAAGACAGGAAAGGCCCGGCTGGACATTGATTTTACCGACCATGGTAATGCTAAAATGCACACGATTGTGCCACACGCGCATCCCTGGTTACGCGTTACAAAGAAAAATGGCAAGATTGTTCCCCGGCGTGAAGAACCTGGGCGGAAATTAACGATTGCAGAAAGGATTGTGAATAAAGATGGTGGTAAGACGAGTAAAAGCTGATTCGGATCACTTAGAGTCTTTGGAGCAACTTCGATTTGCGTTAGATGTTCGTATGGAGGTTCAAATCAAAATCAATGATGTTGAGTGGTACATTGGCTTTGACAGTGAGGGCAAACGTATCATTTCTAAAGATAATGGTGATTTTGATTATCACTTCAAAGATACTGACGACGTTGATGAGATTCTTGATTATGTAATTGATGGCAAGAAAATCCGTGACCAATGGCAAGATATCGTTATTGTTGCAATGTAGGGCGTTCAATCATTTTGATTGGGCGTTTTTTAGTACGACGAGGAGAACACGATGAGTAAAGATAATTCGGATTTAATGCGTTACACCGAGATGGCAATGAAGGGCTTGACGTTTGACGCTGACACGGAGCAAGGCTTTAAGCTCATGACGGATGCATTTCTAACATGTTATGAGGAAGCACTTAATAAAGGATATGATCAAGTAACAGCAATACAAACCGCCACGATGATCCTTTCGACAATGTTCCATCAGGATTAGCATGGATGACCTGAGCACGTCTCTAAACTACTCAAACTAAATAGCATGCGTGGGTCTGATAATGACGCCACGGTCAATTTAGCACAATGTGTGGGGCTCTTAGAGTAATGCACGGGGTGCTTTTTTTGTGGCCTGAGTTATCGGAAATGCGTGGGCGTGGAGGAATTTAATTATGAAAAAGCTACTCAAACTAAAGATGAATTTACAGATGTTTGCTGACGGTGATAATGGAACTGGCGGGGATGAAGGTAGCAATCAGACGGCTGATAGCACGCCTAACACAATCGACGCCAATCAAAATAGCAACAATGACGACTCTGACCAAGACAATCAGGCAGATACGCCGTTTAAATCGTTTGCTAGTGAAAAGGACTGGCAATCAAGTGTTGATAAGCTGATTGCTTCGGCAATTAAAACACATGATGAAAAACAGGCTAGTGAAGCTCAGCAGCAAAAAGATTACGACAAGATGACTGACCTGGAAAAGGCCAACTATGATAAAGACCAATTAACCAAGCAACTTGCTGAATCACAGCGTCATGGAACTATTGTTGAAAATAAAGCCAAAGTGACGGCTCGACTGGGTGCAGACGATTTGCCGACAGCACTGATTGCGGCTTTTGGTGATGATGTTTTAGCAGATGATAAAGGCATTGAAGCGGCTTACACTGCAATGAGCAAGGCATTTACAGAGAGTTTACAGCAAGCAATCGATAAGCGAATCGCAAGCAGTGGGACCACATTGCCGGGTGCTGATACATCCGCAAATAAATCTGAAGGTGCAACAGCAGCTGAAAAATTAAATAACTCGCAAAAGCCAGCAAAGTCCAGTTTATGGGCGACAAAATAGGGAGGTACTAGATTATGGCCTATGTATTTGATAAAGGAACAGTAGAACAAAAGAATTTCATGGCATCTGAAAAGTTCGTATCATTCTCACGGCAGGTTGATGACACCAGTTACGCGGTGAAGACGGATGCTTTTGGACATAAAGTTATTCCAGCCGGCACGATTTATCCAACTAATGACGCTAAGGCGGAAGGAATCACGATTAACGAAGTGGACGTTACACGTGGCCCTCAAATGGTTGGCGTGATTGTTGAAGGCTATTTATTTGGCCAACGCTTACCAGTGGCGCCAACAGCTGAGGCTATCACGGCATTAAAGAAGATTACTTTCACTGATACGGACGCCGCCGCCAAATCACAAGCCTAATTAAAGGAGGAGAAAACAAATGGCTCAAATTTCAGATTTATTCACGCAACATGATTTAATCGATTTTTCATTGAATCGGCAGTATCCAGCGATGCAAGGTGATGAACTATTCCCAGCAATCAAAGTCAACTCACTAACTGTTGATATCTTGAAACGTCAAAATCGAATTCCAGTGATTGCATCCTATGCGGCTTTTGATAGTGAAGCCGAAATTGGCAGTCGGTCTGCCTCGGGCGCTGCCATCGAACTGGCTTTGATTAAGCGCAAGATGCAGATTAAAGAAAAAGATTTGTATGCGATGCTCAATCCGCGGACGCCCGCAGAAGCTAGCTACTTGCAACAACATGTTTATAACGACTTTGATGTGCTCAATCAAGGCGTTTTAGCACGAATTGAAAAGACCGCTATGGACGTTTTAGCAACAGGTAAGACTATTTTGCCAGATGAAAGTGGTAAACTTGCTGTCCAACTTGATTATCAAGTTCCGACTGAACATCAGGAAGCTTTGACTGGAGCTGCTACATGGGATAACGGCGACGCGGATATCCTTGGTGATATTACGCGCTGGTGCGATAAGATGGATATTACACCAACCCGGGCGCTAACTAGTCGGAAGATTTATCGATTGATTACGACTAATACCAAAGTTCTACAAGCCGTGTATGGTAACTCTACTCGGGCACTTGGACAAGCCGACTTTGACACCTTCATGCAGGCACAAGGTTTACCAATTTTTCGGACTTATGATCAAAAATATACCCAAGTCGGAAAAGATGGCAAGATTACCAAGAGTCGTTACTTCCCAGAAAATCGACTTGTCTTAATGAACGATGACCCGATTGGTAATAAAGTGTTTGGACCAACTCCAGAAGAGTTAGCACAATTCAGTGGCCCAGCGCAAATTAACGCTGTGGGTAATGTTTACGATATGATTTATACCGAAACTAATGATCCAATTGGGACTTGGGAAAAAGCCTCAGCAGTTGCGCTTCCAGCGTTTGCCGCGGCGGATGAGGTATTTCAAGCTCAGGTTTTAGCCTAGAGGTGATTGATAATGAAGGTTCGCGTTAAAGATTACCCAATTCGGTATAAAGATACTCGGTATAAAAAAGGTGATGAGCTCAGCATTACGCAAGACGCGTTCAATGATGAGCTTTTTGTTTGTCTTGATAAGCAGAAGGACGAGAAAACTGCCGATAATGCTCAGTTAGAAACAGACGACGAAGAATAGAGGATGATCGTATGGCTAAACCAAGCCCACCAGATAAGGCGGGACAATTGACAAGACTATATACGCGATTAGGTGTTGAGAAAGACACGCCGGATGCTGCGGTGGTTGATGACATCTTTGATGACGCTGTTCAAACGTGCTTGGATTATACCCGGTCTTCACTCTCGACACCGATTCTAATTCAGGCAAAACGGCTTGCCATTATCATGTACAACGAGCAAGGAACAGAAGGCGAAGCATCGAGGTCAGAAGGCGGCGTTTCTCAATCGTTTGAACTGGGACTACCTAACATAATTAAAACCGCGCTAGCACCTTACCGAGTCGCGAAAACGAGGCGATTCTAATGCGCCTTAGACCAACAGACCTGACAACTGTTTATTTACGACAACAACAATCAGGTCACGATGATGAAGGTAATGTCATTACGGCGGGATGGAGCAATCCAATTGCAGTGAGGATGAACATTCAAGCTGCTGGCGGTTCAGTGAATGCGCAAATCTGGGGCAAAGACCTTAAGTACATTAAATCTGGTAAGTATCAAGGTAATCAGATCAATGAAGGTCAACAAGAAAATTGGGGTGTTTGTGTCAATGTTACTAAAGATAGCGAGCCAGATTACGTTATCAATTCGATACAAACATTCAGCACCCATAAAAATATCACTTTAGAGCAACGTAAACGAGGCGAATAGGATGGCTAAAGTTGAATGGCGTGGCAGTGATAAGCTGAAAGCTCAGCTCAAAAAAATGCCCAGTGTGGTTCACGATGCCATCTGGGATGCTACTTTTGATGTTGTTGAGAAAGCAGAGGGCTATGCAGTCAAAGAACTTCAATCCAGCGTTAAGTATGGAAATGGTGAGTTAGCTCGAAGTATTAAATATGAGGTTGTCGATAGTGATGGCAAGATTGTCGGTCGTGTCTGGTCCGATGACCCAGTAGCTCTATTTCGTGAGCTCGGTACTGGACGAGTGGGTGAGGAGTCGCAAAAAGATTTACCCGATGGATTTACACCAGTGTACAGGCAAACGCCTTGGTTCATTCCTGCTGATGACGTTGATACTGACCTGAGTGAACTGTATGGTATGCCTAAAATCGAAATCGACGGACACACATTCTATCGGACAAGCGGTCAACCCGCCCGCCAGTTTTTAACCCCCGCCGTCAAACAAGCCAGTCGTGAGGCACCAGAGATGATTAAGCAGAGTGTGGAGGCCGCACTCCATAACAAATTAGGGGGTAGTTGATGGTAATTATTAATGTGAAGTCAGTAGTGTATCAAGCACTAACGGCTATACCGGAAATTAAACAGGTCTCAACCACGTACCCAGATAATTTAACGGTGTTCCCAATCGCTGTATACAACACGGCACATAAAGCCTATTTTCGTGATGCTAATCAGCAGGAGTTGCAAACGGAATGGACGATCACAATTGACCTCTTCTTAAAAGAAGGTAGCACAACGGCAATCACGAATAAGCTCATGTCATCATTTGGTGATATGGGCTTTTCAAGCGATGTTGGTGATAGCAATTTAGCGGGTGTGAATCGCACTGTATTACGATTTACTGGTGTTGTTGATAACACTAGTCACCGCGTATTTGAAAGTTGAAAGGATGATTGAAATTGAAAAAGAATTTAACAATATTTGATTTACAACGATTTGCTGCAGACGCTAGTGCCGGGCTTGCCGGAACAGGGACCAAGCTTGAAATGTCAGTGGATGGCACTAAGTTTGATGAAATTGGCGGTATTAAGACCGTTCCTGACATGGGTTCAGACCCAGAAAATATTGATGTGACTGATTTATCAGATACGAAAAAGAAGTCAGTTCCTGGGATTGAAAATACATCAACGTTAGCTTTTACCTTTGTGTACAAGGGCAGCAACTTTGCAACGGCTTTAACGCACAATGGTGACAATAAGCAATATAAATGGAAGGTCACTTATCCTGATGGGATGACAGCTTCTTTCACTGGCTCATATACCGTCAAAATGGGTAACGTTGCTGTCAACGGAGCACTTGAATACACGATTTCGATTATCGTATCGGACGGACCGGACTTTGCAACGGCCAGTAGTAGCGCCGGAGCTTAGAACCGTCACATTTTATCCAGATAATAATTAACTTGAGTAAGAGACGAGTAGGCCAGCAGGCTGATATGAGACGAATAATAAAAATGGAGGAACTACGTTATGACAGTAAAGAAAGCAACTAAGAAGTTTGAAATGGGTGGATTACAACTTGAATTAAAGTTAACAGGCCGTGATATTTTGAATATTGAAAAACGCTTGGGTAAATCTATGATGTCGCTCTTTATGAGTGCGGATGGCGGAATGAAATTGCCACCATTGAATGAAATGCTTATCGTATTGCAAGGTTCGAACCAAACTCACGGCGTTACTGATAACGACATTTTTGCTGCCTTTGAAAAATATTTTGATGAAGGTCATGCCCCAATGGATTTATTTACAGTGCTAACAGACTTATTCCAGGAATCTGGTTTTTTCGGCAAGACAGCTTCGGCTTCGAAGACGAATACGGAATCGGAAGTCACTCTGGACAACGAACCAACGACCGAGACGACACTTTAAGCAATAATTACCAGACTGTTTCTGAGTTGCTAAGTGCTATTTACCCATTGGCCGTGCAATCTGGGATTGATTCTGACCACTTTTGGGAACTTGATTTTGGTGAACTCATGGTTCAAGTAATCGCAAATAATCGTAACCGTATAGATGATATGCGAATGAGAGCGGTAATGGATCACAAGCAAGCTGAGATGATGGCATTTGCTTTGAACGACCCTAGCAAAATGCCATCGGTTGAAGAGGCTTATCCATTTATCAAAACAGCGACTAGTACATCGTCGGATTCTGTTCCTGAATGGAAACGGGACCAGTTGCTTCTAATGCAGCAATCGCAAAAGATTAAGACAGCCCGAAAATTCAAAAAAACTACATAGAAAGGGGGAAACAACGTGGAACTTGAAGAAATTGAACTGCTATTCAAAGTGAACACTGAACAAATGGAACAACAATTTGCCAAGGTTCAACCGATGATTGATAAATTGATGGGGAAGACCGCTGATAGTGCGAGGTCCGGTATGGACAAGACCGAGCAGTCGATGGATGTTTCTAAAGGTGTTCAAAAGTTGCAAGACCAGTTGTCCGGTTTGAACGAGACTATCAAAACTGCATTCGAACGAATGAGTAGCTCGACATCTACCGGGGCTAGCAAGGTCAACCAGAATGCTGGCAAGATGTTTACCGGTAGCCGGGTTAAGGTAAAACAGGACTTACAGGCCATGCTGAGTGATATCAATGCAAAGATGGATCAGGCCCGAGCTGCTCAAGCCAAGATGCGTGACTTAATGAATCAAAAAACGTCCTTGAATACCGCTCAACAGAATGGGACGCAAGGAATTAAAATTGATAATCAGGTTGCGTCCGCTCAAGCTCAGATGACGCGTTATCAAAACCAAGCTAAAGCTCTAGCCCAATCAATGCGACAAGAATTTAAAGCGGTGCCGGACTCACTGCGGCAGATTTCTAAAGCTATGGATCAAAACGAAGTTAAAATTGAAACCTATCGGCGTCAGTTGAAGGCGTTGCAGGGCTCCTATCGTGATGTTCAGGATTCTATGAAGACGATGGGTGCCAGCGACCGGCTGACCAAGCAAAGCACGGCACTTGAAAAGAGCATCATGAGCACACGCGATAAGATGAACAAGCTCATTAATTCCAATGATAGTCTGAACAAGAGCTATGCTTATGTTTCTGATCGTGGTGACGAACTTAAATCTGTAATTGGTAAGCTCAATACTGAGATGGGTGAATCCGGGACGGCTGCTACACGAGCGGCAGGTTCGTATAATCGTTTCGGCAGTGCGGCAAGTAGCGCAATGAATAAAGGATCAGGTTCCGGTAAGGGGCCTTCTAATTGGTTCAGTCGCATTAGCAACGGTATTCAAAGTGCAACAAGTCGGATACGCAATTTTGGAAATAGTAGTAGTTCTTCAATGAACAAAGCCTCTTCTAGTGCTAGACGGACCAGTGGGGCCCTGGGCGGCATTGCCCAGCAGTTGAAGTACCTCCCATCACAATTAATCGTATTTGGGTTGCTGTACCAAGGCTTGACGCAACTTGCTACTGGGATGATGACAGCATTTAAGACGAACGCGCAGTTTGCAAGTAGTCTGAATCAAATCAAGGTCAATTTACTGACAGCATTCTATCCGATTTACAACTTTGTACTTCCGGCTGTCAATGCATTAATGTCGTCATTATCTAAAGCGACATCATGGTTGGCACAGTTCACATCAGCACTAACGGGTATGAGCTATTCCAAGGCGCGGCAAGGTGCTCAGGGACTTTATGAGCAATCTAAGGCACTAAATGACACGGCTGCCGCTTCTAGCAAAGCTTCTGCTTCTGTTAAGAAGGCAAACGAAGAGATTCGAAAGCAAAATGCGGCTCAGGCTAAATCAGTTCGTGAAGCAAATGCTCAAATTCGGGCGCAAAATCAGGCTCAAGCAGCCTCAGTTCGTGAGGCTAATCGACAAATTGCGGAGTCGAACAAACAAGGTGCTGCCAAAGTTCGTGCTGCTAACGCGGCAATTGAAGCCGCCAATAAACGTTCTCAGGCTTCCATGGAAGCAACCAAGAAAAAGAACAAAGAACTCATGCAGTCTTTAATGGGATTTGATGAGCTCAATGTCTTGGATAAGAGTAGCGATGATGAAGACTATTCCTACGATAAAAAGCCTAAAGAGACATTTACGCCGCAAGAAATGCAAGCTGCGCCAGAGTCAACACCCACGCAAAGTGCACCAGAAAGTACACCGTTGCAGTCGACGGATGACATTGGTAGTGAAGCCGGTAATGATGGTGTTAATTTTGGTGTTCCGTTAGGTCAGTCATTCAATAGCGCAACGGATGCAGCAAAAAAGTTACAAAAAGTTTTGGGTGAACTTTTTGATCCAATGAAGGCGGCGTGGGACGCCAAGGGTAAGTCGGTAGTAGATGCGGCTAAGTATGCTTGGAAAGAGGTCGGACGCGCCCTTGGGGATGTTGGTCGGTCGTTTATGCATGTATGGGATAACGGCACTGGTCAGAAAACAGTAGAAGCTATCTTACAATTGTTAGCAGACATGCTTAATATTATTGGCGATATTGCCAAAGCTTTCTCACAAGCATGGGAAGGTGGCGGCGGTCGTGGTACTAAGCTAGTCCAAACCATTTTTAATTCGCTAAATAATGTATTGAAACTGATACATGATATTGCCACTTCATTCCTTAGTGCATGGAATGGCGGCAATCTGGGCGAACGGATTTTTGCCAATCTCATTACGTTGGTGACAAATTTAGTCGGTCTGATTGGTGATATCGCTAAGGCGTTTGATAATGCATGGAATCATGGCAACACTGGTACCAAGCTTATTCAATCAATTTTAAATGCATTGAACGCTGTAATAAAAGTGCTTAATAATATTGCAGTAGCATTTCGTAATGCTTGGAATAGTGGTGCGGGTGAGAAAATTGCATCAAATCTCTACAAGATATTCACAAACATCTTTAATACTGTTAGTGCACTTGGCAGCCAATTTGATAAGGCTTGGCAACATGGTGGCGTTGGTACATCTATTTTTAAAACGCTGCTCGGTATGGTTAATGACATGTTGGGTGCGTTAAACGACATGACAGGAGCAACCGTTAAGTGGGCTTCTAAGCTTAATTTCACACCCTTACTACAATCGATTGATGGATTGCTAAAAGCGATTAGACCAGTAGTCAAAGATGTATGGGACGGCCTGGATTGGGGATATCAAAATATCCTGTTACCATTGGCCAAATACACGATTACTAATTTAATCCCAACGTTCTTCGATGCATTAGCTGCGGCGCTTAAATTGGTTCACAGCATTATTCAAGCTTCACAGCCAGCATTTAAATGGATATGGGATTCGTTCCTAAAGCCATTAGCAAAGTGGACTGGTGGAGTTATCGTTGGCGTGCTTAAGAAGTTAGCAGATGCATTAGGCGGGATTTCCAGTTGGGTAGATAAACACCATACGGCCGTTGAAGCAATGGCGAAAGTCTTAGTAACTATGTTTGCGTTTAAAGTAACAATGACGGGGCTAAGCAATGGAATAGGACTACTTGGAAAATTAGCTGATAAAGCGGCTATTATTGGTGGTAAAGGGCATGTTCTCAGAGACTTTTTTAAAGGGATTACTGGAATTGATAAGCTAGAAGAAGCTGTTGGCAGCGTGAAGACATTATGGTCGCTTGCAAAAATGAAGTGGTCAGATTATGCTACTGCATTAGCAGATGGTTGGAAGGCGCTCAAGAGTTGGTCTGTGTGGTCTAAACTGGCTGCTGTTGGTCAAGCTGCATTGAATGTAGTTATGGACGCGAATCCAGTAGCATTAGTGGTATTGGCTATCGCTGCATTAGTTGCTGGATTCGTCGCGCTATACAAACATAATAAGAAATTTAGAGATTTTTGTAATTCTGTTTGGAAGAATATAACCAAATGGTTTGGTGATTCAATCGATTGGATTTCTAAAAATTGGACTAAAATAATTGGTTTTATTATTAATCCGGTTGGCACGATTGCTTCCTGGTTCCTTAAAGATACAAAAACAGGTAAGAATATTCTTAAATGGGCATCGAAATTACCGGGTAAAGCCTCCGATTGGGCTAAGAGTGTTGGTAAAAAAGTTGGAACTCATATAACAAATGCCAAGAAGGATTTTCAACAAGCAGGAAAGAACATTGGTAATTGGACTACTGGCTTTGTTGGCGGCGCTAAAAGAACCGTTAATACTTGGGCGTCGAATATTGGCAGCGGTGTTCATAAGAAAGTTTCTGATGGTAAAAAGGCCGCTCAAGAAGCGGGTAAAAAGATTGGTAACTGGACGTCTGAGTTTACGAGCAAATCTAAAGGTGCAATCGTCGGTATTCGAAAATGGGCATCAAATATCGGTAGTAATGTTAATACTAAAGTCGAAGATGGCAAACGATTAGCCAAGAATGCGGGTAGTAAGTTAGGTTCATGGGTTAATAACTTTAGAACTGGCGCAAGTAAGACTGTCTCTATTTGGGCTGGAAGTTTAGGCTCGAAGACTAGTTCTGGAATGGGGAGTTCTAGGACGGCTGCGTTAAGAGCCGGTACTCAGTTAGGTAATTGGGTTGCCTCGTTTAGAACTGGCACGGGTAAAACAATTGCAAAATGGGCCGGTGGTTTAGGCGGTAAAATTGGTGGCGGTCTTTCATCTGGTTGGAAGTCTGTAAAAAAGGGTTCTGCGGATGTTGCTAATGCAATTATTGGTACGATTGGAAAAGCCGTTAATGGCGTTATCGATGGCATTAAATGGATTCTCAATCACGTAGGTGCCTCCAGCAAAGCAAAGTCATTGAGCCACTGGAGTGTTCCTTCATTTGCAACTGGTGGTCGCCATAAAGGTGGTCCAGCAATCGTTAATGATCAGGTTGGTGATAAGTATCGTGAAGCATACAAGTTACCAAATGGACGAACAGGTCTTTTCCCAGCCGTTCGCAATATGATGGTCAATCTTCCGAGAGGTACTCAAATTCTCAATGCGGCACAAACGGCTCGTAAAGTAACAGCAATGGTGCCACACTATGCCGGTGGTATTGGAGACTTTGATTTTGACTTTTCAAGTATTGGTAACTTCAATTTGCCAAGTTTCAACTTTAGCATGCCGAATTTTGGTGATTTGTTCAGTGGTATAGGGGACAGTGTAGGCAGTTTTGCCGATGGTGTGAAAGATACGGCAAGTGATATCTGGGACGATGTCACGCACCCTGAAAAAGTATTGAAAGCTGCTATGAACAAGTTTGTTAAATTTACCGGCTTAGGTGGCTATCCGCTAGATGTTGCTAAAAGTATGGTGGATTTTAGTGTTGATAGTGCTAAAAGTTGGGTCGGTAAGATTCTCAAAGAATACGGCGAGAGCGAAGGACCAAATGGTGGTGCAATCACTCATTCAATGATTAGTCGCGCACTCGAGATGACTAAAGTTCCTAAATCGCGGTGGTCAAAGATGCAACACGATATCATTGAAGTGGCTAAGTCAGAGACCGGGAATCGAAATATTATGCAGACAATTACTGATGTGAACTCGCTAGCTGGTAATCCTGCAGGTGGACCACTACAGTATGTCAAGTCAACCTTTGATGCATTTGCTTTTCCTGGATATCATAATTTCAGATCATCATTTGACCAAGTATTGGCTTATCTGAATAACTCAGACTATTACAATGCTGCCGGTCATACAGTCATTTGGGGCACGCCTAAATTTGATTGGTTGCACAGTGGACCGATTGGGCACCGCCGTTTTGCTAACGGTGGTCTTGTTGATACTCATCAAATGATCGAAGTGGCTGAACAGAATAAGCCGGAAATGGTTTTACCTTTAACTAACATTCCACGGTCAATGCAATTGATTAAGCAGGCACTAAGCTTCATGGGACAAACGTTCAGTGATGGATTACAAATGCCCGCAGCTTTAACTCAGTCGATGGATATGAGCAGTCTGGCTAGTCAGCCAAGTAATACAAGTACACAGAGTATGAATAGTGGTGGCATTAACGAGCTTGGAACAAGCATCGTTAACGCGATTGTACAGGGCTTACAAATGACAAACGTTGGCGGCAGCATGAACAATCAACCGATCAATGTGAACTTGACGTTGCAAGTTGGTGATGAGAAGTTCGGTAATGCTGCTATTAAAGGCATTAACGCGGTAAATCAGAAGAATGGTAAAAACATGTTGAGACTATAGGAGATGATTACGATTGACATATTCACTGAAGATTGGTGGGACAGTGGTTAAAGCACCACAGTCCCTAGAAGTTGCAATTCAAGATATCGATGCCAAAGCATCGCGTGACGCGAATGGACTTTTGCATCGAGACCGTGTCGCAATCAAACGCAAGTTAACAGTAAAATGGGGGCCGCTAACACTGGCCGAGAATAGCACAATACTAAAAGCTGTCTCTGGACAGTTTTTTTCTTGCAGTTATTTAGACCCACAAGAAGGTGCAGTAGTGACCAAGACATTTTATGTTGGTGATCGGACTGCACCGATTTATACACTTAATCCAGTGACATCAGATTATATTTGGCAGAATGTTTCAATGGATTTCATTGAACAGTAGGCGGGTGAAAATTAATGATTAAGCAATCTGATTTAGCCCTCGCTGCATGGAAGGCAACTGAACGGACGTTGGATGCAGTTGTCACAATTAACAAGATTGACTATAAAACGACAGATATTGCATCCATTTCATATGACGCAGGTGGCTATACTGGAGATACGTTTGGTATTGGCTCGAATTATGAAAACAGCGTGACAATTAAGTTTTCGCACTTAATTGAAGGACTTAAACCCGGCATGACGGTATGGCCTAAGATTGGTATAAAAACATCTAATGGCTATGAGTATAGCTCGCTTGGTCTTTTTATCGTATCAGATGACATTCAAATGGACCGAAACAACGATGAGACAACAATTAAGGCATATGACCAGATGTGTCTACTGGAGGGTACCTACACTTCTAAGTTAACTTACCCTGCTAAAATGACCAGTGTGATTGCAGAAATTGCAAATTTGGCTGGCGTGTTACTCAATACAACTGACATTAGTCGTTTGCCTGTACAAGTTAACTTACCGAGTGCTATTACCGGTCAAACGTATCGAAATGCAATTGGCATGATTGCTCAATTTTATGCTGGATTTGCAACGTTTGATAGGGACGGCAAATTAACAATTCGCACGATTACAGAGCCAGATTATACATTAGATCCGAGCCAATATGAACAAGGTGGCTTAACAAAAAATGAAGCACCATACAAAATTGGCGGTATTCAGTGTGAGGTCACAACGACTACTACGGATTCAACAGGTCAGAGTACCGAAACTACAAACACGCTTCAAGTAGGGGCAACGTCAGGATCACAGATTAAACTCACCAACAATTTGATGACAATGGATCGTTTAGCATCAATATGGCAACAGTTACAAAGCTTGACCTTCTACCCTTTCAGTTTGAATTGGTTTGGCAATCCTGCAATAGAAGCTGGCGATTGGCTAACACTACAGGATACTAAAGGAAACAAGTTCAACGTGCCTAATAATGGTTATACTATGACGTTTGATGGCAGTTTGTCTGCTGTTTCTAAAGCAGATCAGACCTCAACCTCTAGTAGTAGCTATGCTTGGCGAGGCGAGCTATCACAATATGTTGCTGACTTAGGTGGACGGCAAGGTGCTTCGGGTAACTATATCTATGGTACAGATACAACTGAACCGCCATACGGAGCTAAATTTAACGATATCTGGTACAAGCAGAACGGTAATAAAGTTGAATTGTGGACTTACGAGCGTCAGGCAGATGGAACTGGTAAATGGGTACTTACTGTGTCGGACGCTACTGGGGAAGAAGTGAAAGCAAAAGTTGACCAAGTGGAACTGGAAGCTAAGGCTAGTACAGATGCAGCTAAAGCGGCCAGTGATAAAGCTGACCAGCTTGCGGCCAAGTACGATGATACAAATGCATTAGCTAATCAAGCACTAGACAAAGCTGTAAGTGCTCAAAGTGACGCTAGTGCTGCAGTTGCCACAGCAAACTCTACAGCCTCGGAATTCGGAAAAGTTGACCAAAAGGCAGATAGTGCCTTAGCTAGTGCACTTGGTGCCCAAAGTGACGCTAGTGCTGCAGTAAAACAGGCTTCTTCTGCTGCCGCTGACTCTAAAGATGCTAAGCAAATTGCTGGAGCAGTTAGTCAGAGTTATAAAACTTTAACTGATGGTTCAACTATGACCATTGCTGAGTTACAGAATGGCCTAGCTGCCAAACTGACTAAGACTGATCTCAACGGATATGCCACCCAGACCTGGACTCAAAATCAGATTAAAATGACTGCTGATGGAATTAACGGAACCATGTCCAGTATCAAGAGTACTGTCGATGGTCAGACAACCAGTATCAATGACCTCAAGGCTGACTCAAGTTCTTTTAAGAGTCAGTTTACAACAGTTAACAATACTCTCGGTAAGCAGACTACTGACATTGGTACCTTGCAAGCCACGTCAAAAGAACTGACTACCGGATTCAATACGTTAACAAGTGACAATACGACTAATAAGAATGATATTAGTCAACTTAAACAGACTGCTACTGAAGTTAGCAGCACTTTAGAAACTGTTCAAACGCAGGTTCAAAATAGCGCAGTTGGGACTAATCTGTTGAAAGGTACTGGTGATCATACAGTTACAAATACAGGAAAATCATATGTCAATGGTTACCTTTCAAACGAAACTACTGATGATCTGCTAACCTTATTTAAAGGACTAGAAGGGCAAACTGTAACTGTATCAGTCGACTATGAATATTCAGGATTCGTTGCTGGGAGTTATAATAACCGTCTAGGGTTTGAAATTAAAATAGTTGCGGATACCACAAACTATTTTGGCACATGGTACTATCCTAATAATGATTCAGGTTCAGGAAGGCTGTCAAAAACATTTGTAGTACCGAAAAACATAACAGAAATTGGATATGCTAATGGATATGTTCAACTTTCAGGCTCTGGAATCGGAACTGCAAGTCATCTTAAATTAGAAAAGGGCAGTCTAGCTACTGATTGGTGTCCTAATCCAGCTGACAATGCTACGGTTACCGCTGTATCCAAGCTTTCGCAAACTGTTGACGGTATGAAAGCTGATATTTCCAAGAAGATTGAGAAGAAAGACCTTAACGGTTACGCTACTGAAACTTGGGCGCAAAATCAGATTAATATTAGTGCTAATGGGATTAATGGAACTATTTCAAGCGTCAAGAGTACCGTTGATGGGCACACAACCAGTATTAATGCCCTTCAAGCTGATTCCAGTGGATTTAAAGCTCAGTTTCAGACTGTCAATGATACCATAGGCAAGCATACTACTGATATTGGTACGCTCCAGGCATCTACTAAGTCTTTATCTGCTAGCTTTGATTCTTTGAGCACCGACAATGGAAATAATAAGCACGATATTGGTCAGTTGCAAGCGAGTGCTACAGCATTTAATAGCACTTTGTTGACTGTCCAGCAGCAGGTGACTGATAGTGCTGTCGGAATTAATCTGCTACGGAATACTAAAGATTATTCGGATTGGTCCAAATGGTCTGGAGAAGGAAACGTAGATCCTACAATTGTTCGAGACTACGCATTCACAGACTTGATTCAAATTACTGGATTGACTAACAGCGGAAAATTTAGTGCAAGCATAGCCGGGGGAGGTCCAGTATATTTAGTTACTGGACAAAGCTATACCTTCTCAGTCTATGCTAAAGCGTTCACAAAGTCCGGGGCTGGCTTAGGAATCAATCTAGGCCTTTACGGCGACTATACGTCTCAAATGCAAGCTGGTGGTGGACTGTTTATAACTAAGTTTACAAATGGAGATTGGACTCGATACAGTGTTACCTTTGTGGCTAAAGGATCTGGACCTTTTGGGGGATGGAGAGTTCTAGCATCGTCTACTGATTCTTTAGACGACTTAATATCTATTTATTTGTGGGGATTAAAATTAGAAAAAGGTACGATTGCTACTAATTATAGTAATAACCCGGCAGATGATGCTAGTGCTATTGCTGTTTCAAGTATCTCTCAAACTATTGATTCCATTAAAACAACAGTTCGTGGAAAGGCGGACCAATCCACGGTAACCCAATTGAGTGGCCAGATAACTTCCGTTGTAGGAAAAGTCGATACCATTGGAACAAGAAATTTTGTGACTAACTCACAGTTCCAATACGATTATTTGTCTGGACCGTCTTGGACCGGTGGTACTACTGATATGTGGTATAAGTCTGATTATGCTTGGTCATGGGTTAACGGGTACCAAGGCATTTGTATTAATCAACCAACGACGGACGATAGTGTCTGGTATAATTTGTTCTCAAGAAAAATGGTTATTGGCCAAGATATCTCGACTCCTTGGTCAGCTAGTGCTTATTTAAATGTGGATACCGTTGGCATTGCCGCAATGATTATTGTTGAATTTTATGACACTAAGGGTGTTCGTATTGGCTATAAGGAAACGCATAAAACCAGCCGTGGACTAGAACTAATTAAGGTTGAAAATGTGGTTCCTCCGGCTGGAACTGAAACCGTTTGTCTTTCGTTTCGTGTTCATGGTGGTGGCCATATTGCTATGATATGCCCAATGCTTAATCAAGGAACTACAGCTGCAGCCTATGTTCCTGATAATGTAAGTAATGCAGAACTTGAGCACGCATATTCTGCTATACTTCAAACTAATGACCGGATTAATCTTCGTGTTGAAAAGAATGGGGTTATTAACGCAATTAATATTTCCCCTGAAGGAACCAAGATATACGGTACTAAACTGCATATTACGGCGGATACCTACATTGATAATGCAATCATTAAGAACTCCATGATTGAAAGCATAGATGCTGGTAAAATTACTGCAGGTACTATCAATGCTGCGCATATAAACGTAATCAATTTGAATGCGAATAATATAACGACCGGTACAATTAAAGGCAGTAACCTATCAATTAATCTGAATACTGGTAATGTTGAGTTCCAGGCGGGACGTATCCATTCGTCTGATAATGCAATTGATATTAACATTAATAATAAGTATATCTTAGTTGCTGACAAGGATAATCGTGTATTTATATCTGGTGGGGAAATTCAAATGATCCAACCGACATTATTCTCAAGTCAATCTACGCCGTATGTTCGTATCAGTAACGCTCAGGCAGGGGCATCTTGGGGCGCCGCAACTTTCTGGGCACGTGACTATTTTGTGGTCACTCACCGATCTAACGATGGCGATATATTTACTTCACCAATGGGAGAAGAAAGGTTCTCAGGCATTTCTGGAGGGCATTCGACCTCCGGATGGCAAGTAACTAAGATCGGCGGTGCGGAACGGGGTGTACTTATATCTGGCGGTCACGTATTCACTGATGGTATAAGCATATCACCATATATAAGAGTTGGTGATAGTGGTCACGCAGGTGCCGGTATGAATGGCTCTAACATTAGTATGCAGGCTAGTTACATTTATCTAAAGAGTACCCATACATCATCTCGTGGTGCGAATGCATATTTGGCCCCAGACGGTGCATTAGTTCCGTCGACCTCCGCAGCTAAGTACAAAACAGACATCGTTCGATCGTTTGAAACTGGGATGGGGGACAAACTCCTAGAAGTTCCAGTTGCGCATTGGAAAGACAAAGAAGAAGTATTAGCCAAGACGCTCGATCCTAATGCTAAAAATCCAGAAACTTATTTCGGAATGATTGCTGATGATCTGGATGATGCTGGTCTGAATGAACTTGTTGAGTACGATGATAAAGGGGTAGTCAGGAGCATTCAGTATGACCGAGTCGCATTAGCTCTTATTCCATTGATTCGTAACTATCGGGATCGTATAACTGAATTAGAAATCAAAGTCAAACAAATGAAAGAGGTATAGTTAATTATGACAGCAAGAAAAGAAGTATTAACGTTCACAAATGGACAACTGGTAGCCATTGGAAACACTTTAGCAGACTTCAAGCTTAAAGGTCGAGCTTCTCTCGGGCGGACATGGTTAATTAATCGACTTGAGGACCTGAACAAGCAGTTTAATGCTGACCAATTAGCAACGCAAAAGAACTTTTTTAAAACCGATGAAGATGGGGAATTTGTCTATAAGGAAGACAAAAAGACGCTTATTCTTAAAGATGGATATACTATGGAAGAAGCTCAAAAAGAGTTTGACCAATTAGTAGAAGAACCAGTAAGTATTGAAATTAGCTCATATTCTGCACGAATGAAAGCTTTATTTAATGCACTTGAGGATTACCCGTATGAGCTGGAAGGGCAAACAGCTTTAGTATACGCATTAGTATTTGAACAGTTTGATAAAGCATATGGAAAAGGGGAATAAAAATGGAACTATTAAACACTAGCATCTCTTATAATATCGATGGAACTGGAAATACGAGTTCTGTAATTGCAGGTCTTCGTGGCGAAGTAGAAGGTCGAGTAACTATTACGGCAAATGTCACTATTTATCCGACAGACTTAGCTAAAGATGAAACTTTCGATGATCTAACAAAAAAAGAATTATCCAAACGTGCGATGAATAAGATTCCATCAATAATTGACTCTCTAATTGCAGTTAATGGTGGGTGGAGTTTTACTGCTGGCAGGATTTCATCTGTATCCACTCAATTTAATCAGTCTGAAACTGGCACATATGTGAATGCGAATGTTACTGCCACTGAATCAGATTTTTCAGATAAGAAGTTAGACGATGTTACAATGTCGGAGGCGCAGAGCGTGCTGCAATCCATTCTTAAGAATGAATTGCCAACATCATAAATATTAAGTGAAAGATGAACTTTGAAGAGATGGTGAATTGAAAATTAATAAGTTAAAACGACTAGGCCAGTGTATTTTAGGATGCTTTTGACCGTTCAATCAGGAATGACAAATAGGAGGTAGACAATTGAATAAACGTAAATTAAAGGCACTCATCTTAATGATGGGCGCCATTTTTATGGCCTTTTTAATGATCAACGTTACCAGTCAGGCTGCTCGTATGGATATGGTCGATGTGTCTAATAACAACGGCTACATGTCAACGACAGAGTATGTTTCGATGCGTAATGAATTTGGTGTTAAGGCCCTTACCGTAAAGATTAGTGAAGGTACAACCTTCAAAGATGGCTATGCTGCTAGCAATATCGCTAATGGTCAAGCAGCTGGCTTATACGTCAACGGCTATCACTTTGCCCATTATAAAACTAAGGCTCAAGCAATTGCCGAAGCTGACTTTGCTGGTCAGGCAGCCAAAGCGGCCAGACTACCAGTGGGCGCAGTATTGGCAACGGACGTAGAATCGGCTGAGGAACAAGGAATCTTGTCACAAGCGGCCAACGACCGCAACAATGCTGCCTTCATGAAAGAGATTCAGAAGTTTGGTTATCGGGCCGACATTTATACGTCTGGATCATGGGCTAACAACAAGATGACCATCAAGGGCAAAACAGGTTGGGTTGCTGGTTACCCCTATGTCATGTCTGGTCAGAAGTGGTATACGAATAACAATGCCTGGCAATGGTCCGGGGCAGCTCGTTTCCGGATTAGCTACGGTGGCTTTGACGTCAGTCAACTTTATACTGATTACTACACAGCTGGTCAGAAATCAACTGTCAAGCCAACCGATCCAGATGCCGTTAATGATAACAACCAGGAGGCCAACAAAAACACTTCCAAGCCATCTAATTCGGTCAAGTGGGTCAAGGAGTCAAAAAACTATACGCTCAAGACGGCGGTTAAGCTGCGCACTGGCACGTCAACGGCATCAAGTGTGATTGCTATCTTGCCAGCTGGGACTACGGTCAAAACTGACCAAGCTATCATTCAGAATGGTTATCGCTGGGTACGTCAGCCACGATTTAATGGTTATGGTTATCTAGCAACCGGCCCGGCAAGCAATACGCTGGAATACGTAAAGAGTGGTGCAACTCATACGTATTACACAGTCAAGTCTGGCGACAGCTGGTGGTCAATCGCTCAGCGCAACGGCCTAAGTATAACTACATTAGCTAGTCAGAACGGCAAGACGATTTACACCACTATCTATCCTGGTCAGCGATTGGTGGTGCGGTAATTGCATACACTATTAGGATTAGGTTGGGATGAATGGGGATCCATTGTTGCCATTGTCACTAGTGTTTGTGTGTTAGCTAACTGGATTTTAAACAAAACGGTCCGCATCCCACTTAACGATTTAGGAAAGCGGCTTAGCCGATTTACCAATGAAAGCTTAAAAGTACGACAGCAAAACGCTGACGCAATGAACGCGATTGAAAATCGGGTCATTAAGGTAGAAGGTCGATTAGATGGTCATGACATTGAATTTAAACATCTATATGAAAAGGAAGCCAAAGGAAATGAAAAAAATTAGTTTTAAGAATGCTGACGGAAGCTTGAATGGTAAGTTGATTGCTGGGATTATTTCCTTGCTAATCGTTTTGATTCAACAAGTCTTTGCCATGTTTGGTGTTAAGTTTACTGGTGATTGGTCAGCCGTTGTTGCCGTTATTAATACTGTATTAACGATCCTCGGGATGCTGGGTGTTATTACTGACGTTCAAACGGTGGCAGCGCCAACAGTTGATAGTAATGAGAAAATCCAAGTCGAAGCAACGACTAATAAGGTTGCTGATGAAGTGCAAGGGCCAGCGTCCACAGCTGCTGTAGCGGATAGTTCTGCATCATCTGACACTGAAACGACGTCAGAATCCGCCTCACAATCAGGAGAAAAAGTAGTATAATAATCGTGAACCGTTCTAGTCCCCCATGCTTCGGCGTGGGGGATTTTTTGTTAACAAAATATATAAAAAAGAGCCAGTCAAGACTGGCCCAATGTTTAAATAAATAAAATGGGTGTTCTGTTTCTCCTAAGATAATAAAGAACACAGTTATTATACATTAAACCTGATTAATATAACAAGGACTTATTAATATTTTTCTATAGATTACTTTCGGTATTGTGATATAAAACGACAAGTGTTATTGTGTCCCTTGTCCTGTTATTAGTATCACAGCTTTCAAATCCCCCCAAGATTGTCGGTTAGTGGTGCCGGAAGTGATGAGGATAATCTTCTGCTTGATGAGTGGAAGATTTTTTTGTGTTGCTTGCCTGTATATTTTGTTAGTGAGAGTTTAGATTTAGCATTATTAGCTGTCAATATAGCTAATTAGATAACTACAATACTTTACAGAATAGCAAGTAATAAGTATAATATTAATTGTCTCTAGTGTAGTTTCTAGATGATAGTTATAACTTGATTAATTCCCCTGCGCTTCGGCGTGGGGAATTTTTTGCGTAAAAAGCCGTCTGCTGTAAAGGTAGATGGCTAATACATAAGAGAAAGTATCTCAGCGAAAGAGGAAACCAGATTGTTACTAGGTTCCATTATTATCATAGGAATATATGAGAAATCGTGCAACTTTAATACTCACTACTGTGAAACTGACATTACTAATAACTGGTATTTGTCAAAGCTGGTGCTTCTCACACGTATTATAAGGTCATTTCGGGTGATAGTTGGTGGATGATTGCTCAACGCAACGGCCTGAACGTATATACGTTGGCAGCGCAAAATGGTAAAACGATCTATTCAATGATCCACCCTGGTAACAAGTTGCTTATCAAATAAAATAACCCGTATCGGCTTCGGCTGGTACGGGTTATTTTTTTGCAAAAAAATGCTCACGCGGGGCAGGCGTGGGCATAGACAGATAGTTCTCGGGTAGTAGAAAATCAAGAAAAAAGAGAAATTTCGGCCGGGTATGAAATTTGTGTTAAAATGGGAGATCTGAGTATTTTAACCCGACAGCCTCTTTTGCATGCCCTCCTGTATATTCTTGAATGTTTACACTTCTATAATCTCCCGGTATGTTCCCCTTCTGATCTACAGGAATTGCATCAACTGCATATGAGTATTTACTTGTAGGATCATTTACGTTGTCAATATACGTTACCCTTTCAAGTAAGTAAAAATATTTGCCATCGTGTTTAAATACATACCCTTTTTTTTGTGTGTTCTCTAAAATATATATTGCATTACCAGCAGTAGGGCCTGCACCACCCACATCATCAACTGTATACAATGTGATGTTAAATTGATCTCTCTTGGCTGCAAAATTAATTGCTTGTTCAGGATTGGTATAACCGGGCCATTTAAACGGTCCAATACTAAATATCATCATTATCCCTACAATTACACCAATGAGACTCATCAAAGCCCAACCATTTTTATCTGATCCCCATAATAACCAAGCCGCAATAGAAAATACAATTAAAACAATCCATCCAAACATGAGATGCCCTCCAATAAAAATATCAAAACCAATTGTTTTTCCTTTTTGTTTAAATTCTATAAACTATTATATTATAAATATGTACAAATAGAGATGCAAAATATAAAATATTTGGGAGCCTTCCACGATTTGTAAATTAAAAATCTCTCTTTTTCAGAAATGGCTTATAAATGGCATTTATAGCGTGCTACCATTAATGGTATAACTACCGTGCGGGTGATAAGTCGACGTCGGTAGATAAAAAGAGAAGCGTCATAATGCTGGTATATCAGCATTATGACGCTTCTCTTTTGCTAATTGGTATCAAATTAAAACCCCAATTTTGCGTTTTGGCTGTTGTGATCACAACAGCACTGTTAAGCGCTCATAAAAAAGGGTTTTGGGATCGTGTCACAAGTAAGGGTCCTATGAATTAATTATTACTCGTTAATAGTGTCTGAAAGGCCGTTAGCGACATTCCAGGTACGACCCGTTGTCGAGTGAGATTGTATGGGTTCTGTGTGCTGGTGGCGATGCCAGGTGCCGTTGATAGGGCATACTGATAGCCAGCCTGTTTATCGGCTTTAATGGTCTGCTGATTAGCACGGCCGGCTGGGTAACAAATAACTTGTGTGTTCTGTTGTAAATTATGATCGAGCCATTTTTTGGAACTTGATAATTCCGTAAGTTGAACCTGGTAAGTTAAATTATTTAAATCCAGATGGCGAACGGTGTGACTTTGAAAATCAATATTACCGGATGCTTGCATCCGCTTAGCATCAGCTAAAGTTAAGTGGTTTTTCTTATGGGTAAAGCCGGTAATAAAATTAATGGTGGCGTGTTGGTGCGTCTGTTTCAAAATTGGCCAAGCTGCTGTCATGTTATCTTTATAGCTATCGTCGAGTGTGATCCAGACAATCTTCTTTTGTGGAATTCGCCGATGTTTGAGCGCGTATACGGCTTCATTGGCAGTCAGCGTTCGGTAGCCGTGTGCCTTTAGATAAGTCATTTCAGTTTGAAATTCTTTGGCGGGGACACGTAACTGGTTCCCGCTAGAAATACTGTGATACATCAAAATAGGCAAGTGAACATCTTTGACGGTATGCCAATGTTGATAAGGCCGTGCTTGTGCTTGGTGTTTAGCCGAGCTGTGAACGCTTTTAGCGCTAGTCTTAGATGATTGACTGCTGGCTTGTTTAGTTGCCGGTGAAGCCGCCTGACAGCCTGCTAACAGGCCGAGCGCGACGCCGAGACCTAATACAAAGTTGATACCCCGCATGTGCATGATAAATCCCCCCATGATTTAAAAACTACTTCCTATTCTAATAGAATAGCATGCAAAGCGCGATAATTATTGAATTATTGTTAAAATAATTTCCTTAATGTTTAAGGAAAATCGAATTTGATTAGTAATCGTTTAAACTGATTAAGAAAGCCTAGTTAGGGTAGCCAGAGGAGCTTTACTCCGATACGATTAATAAAATAATTAATTCGGGGGATAGTATTTATGAATAAAAAAAGGGCTATTTGGTTGGCGGCGATTATTATGATGATTAGTGTAGGTACATTGTTAATTGTACCGACGATGACGAAGAATCAGGGGAGTGAGCTGGCAATGGCGGTGGATAACTTAAACTCATTTGTTAAGGTACAAACGGTCTATGGTCGGACTAATCAGGCAATCGGCCACTCGACTGGTCAGATGGGCGAAGATATCTATACCTATCGAATGCTGACCAGCGATGCGCAAGGTAAGCAACGCTGGTTGACATTTACCGCAGATCACCGGCTAAAGCAACGACACTATTTAAAGATTGAGACGAAGGGACAAAACGTGAATTCATGGGAGGCCGTTGCGACAAATCAGGTACCTCAAAATATACAAGAAGTATTGGCTTAA